TGAAAAAACTGAGACAGTACCATCCTATAACCCTATACCACTTGAGGGAGAATAATGGAGGAGCATATAATAGCACAAGGTCAAATATGGGGACTGGTTCTTCTTGCTGAATTGACCGCATTTAGTATGACTGAAGTAAGTGCTATAGCTCAAGCCTTTGCTTATCTTTGCGGTGGTGTAGCTTCATTGGCCACAGCTTATTATTATATATACAGAAAGAGACGATGACACCAGAACTAATAGCTATGATTGGAGGCTCCGCCTCTGGATTTATTTTTAAACTGATTGGACAACTAGTAGCCAACCAGCAAAGCACTGTAGATGCTATGCTGAAGAAACAGGCAGCAGCCGATGAGAGCCACCAGAAGGCATCTACAAGGGGCGGTGAGTGGGTCCGTAGGGTTATTGTATGCACCGTGCTGTTTGCGGTCGTTGTAGCCCCATTTGTGTTAGCTCACAGCCCTGAAGGAGTTACTGTGGGACAGGAGACATCATACTTCTTTGGACTATTTAATGGTATCAAATACCAAACCTTGAATGGGTACTTAATTCTACCCGAAGTACGGCAGACAGTCCTGGCGATTGTTGGCTTCTACTTTGGTTCATCAACTATAAAATAATATGAAGTGCTTTATTTGTAAAACTAAAGATAAATTTATCAATAAGATAAAATCAATAATCTCTGGATTCATCTCAAAGGTGAAGTCCCTTATTAACAAAGTAAAATAGAAAGAAATATAATATTATGCCAGGTCACTATGGAAAAAAAATGATGGGCGGTAAAAAGCCAGCTAAAAAAGTTGCTAAGAAAATGGTCAAAAAGAAAAAGTAATGCCATTTAACAAATACAGTCCAAAACAAAAAAAGTTAGCTAGGGTTGCACCTCCTCGTAATAAAATTACTGGGGCTGACTTTAAGAAACTAAGAAGCCGCAATGCATCGAAAAATACTAACAGTCGCAAGAAAGCTTGAGAAGGCCTCCAAGGCTCACGCAGGTCAAGCTAAATTGCTTAAATCGGTCGTAAACAATGCCAGCAAAAAGAAAAGCAAAAAGCGGGGGTAAGATATGTCCTGAAGGTAAGGCTTGGGCTAGACGTACGTTTGATACTTATCCATCAGCGTACGCTAACCTAGCTGCTTCTAAGTATTGCAAGGATCCTAACTATGCTAAGAAGGCAAAGGGAGGTAAACGTAAGGGCAGGTAATGGCGCAACTTAAACAATGGCTAAAACAAAACTGGGTACGCATTGGAACTGATGGAAGCATCAAAGGACCTTGCGGAACGTCTAAGAACAAGAAGAACCCTGACCGTTGCTTGCCTAAAAGAAAGGCTCTTAGTCTGTCGAAATCAGAAAGAGCAGCAACTGCTAGGAAAAAAAAGCAATCCAAGAAAACAGTCGTTGCCAACACACCCAGAGCAAAAGTACGTAGCTAATGAGAAAGGAACACAAAAGTAAAAAGGGCGGTCTAACCGCAGCTGGTAGGGCTTACTTTAAACGCAAAACTGGTGCCAACTTAAAGCCACCAGTCACTGAAAGTAACCCAAAGGGGAAGAAACTTGCTCGCAAGAAATCATTTTGTGCCAGAATGTCTGGCGTAAAGGGTCCAATGAAGGATTCAAAAGGGAGACCAACTCGCAAGGCACTAGCCTTAAAACGTTGGAAATGTTAACAATTAATTATATATACAATGCCAAGAAAACAAGAACTAAGAAGGGGTACAGCTGCATATAGATTAGCGAAAGCCCAAGGTCGATTACCAGCTAAATCCAAATCTACTAAGAAAATAGGTAACCCATTAAGTAGACTTATGGGAGCTTTGACAGGTAAATCAAAGACAAAGAAAACCTTTGTACCTAAAAAAACAAGGGCCCAAGGTACAATAAAACCTAAAGCTACAACTAAAGCTACAACTAAAACTACAACCCCTGGTAAGAATGTTTCAGGTGGAGCTAGAGGACAAAAAAACATAACAAAAGTTACCCCTAGCAACACAACTAACAATAAACCAAAAAACAATCAGATTTCAAGAGTTGCTGGTCGTGTAAAGGGTGGACCTAAAGTTGTTGCTACCAATGGAGCAAAGAAAAAAAATAATAGGTTTAAAAGAGGCCCTAGAAAATAATTAATGTTTGAATACCGCACATACGGAGCTTTAGATGATCGCATCCTCAAGGACGGGGATGTGGGCTTTGTTGGGTTCAATAATAGGCTTAGACCTGATCAGCTACAGGGCGGTATGCTGGCTGATGCTCAGAACGTCCGCTTTGATCGAAACGGTGAAGCACAGGTTCGCAAGGGTATTGAGGTCATTGAGGCTCCGTTTGCTGTAGGTGGAGATGTACTTCGACTGCCTACTACGGCACAAATTGACGATGGGGTCACGGCTTTGCTTCCTACGACTATTGAGTCAGCTGAACTTGTTGGTTCCGCTAATCAGGTCAGCATTGTTATCAATGATCCAGCGGTTGACCCTGGGCATACATTTGTAGCAACTAATTCTGTGCAGGTAGAGGGTCTTGGTTTTACTACAGTTGACCCTAATGGCACGCATACACTGGTATCCGTGACTGACAACGGGGATACCAAGACATTGAAATACGCCCTGACTGGTGGCGACGAAACCTACACAGCTGCGGTTGTTTTACCAGAACAATTACCGTTTAATTTAAATGCTAATACAACGCAGGCTATTATTGGTTTCAATATGGTTCTTGACCAAGGATCCGTCACAGAGGTCTATGCAAGTACTGATTTCAGTGACCCTAATGAAAGCGCAAGTCAGTACATACTTATTGCTTCTAATCTCAAGGTTGTCGCTAAAAACTTATCAACGGATGCAACGGTAGATATTGCTTACCCAACAGCCGAAACTGTGCCACCTGACTCATCAATGCTCCAAGCATTCAATAAGGTGTTTATCTTCCGTAAGGGTCAAGTCGCCTTGGAGTGGGATGGTTCGTTTAGCACAATAACCTCTGGCAGTTTTGAGATTGGAAAAACATATACCATTACCAGCTTAGGAGATAATGCCCAATCTGACTGGAATACTGCTGCTGGCACCAGCGGAGTTACCTACGCTGTAGGAAGTACATTTACTGCAGCTACAGCTGGAGCTTCGGGGACTGGCACAGCTACATCTGCATTTTCTAAAGTAGCAAGCGGAACTTATACACAGCCAGTAACTTTAACAGCAACCGCTTGTGCTGTTACTAACAATGAATGCACAATTACAAGCAACACACACGGGCTAAAAGTAGGTGACGTTATCATTTGTACAAAACAAGGTAGTTCTACACTAATAACTAATCAATTTACTCAAATATCAAGCCTGGATAGTTTTTCTACACTAGCCGAGGAGTACGTAATATCAGAGGTACCAAGCACTACTCAATTTAAGTTTAATGTAGGTAACTCGATAGAAGATAAAACTTTAGGTAGTAGTGATACCTTTCCGCAATTTATTCGTAGGGTATCGGTAGGTCTAGGCTTTAGCCATATGCCAGCCCCTGAGTTTGCTGTTTACCATCAGCGCAGATTGGTTATGCCGTTTCAGTTCTCTGTCGATGCAAGTCCAAACTCATACACATCAAGGGGGATTATCGATGAGGTTATCGCATCCGATATCTTGGATTCTGATACCTACGATCAAATATTTGGTCAATTCAGATTCAACGCAGGCGAAGCTGACTTTACTGTAGGCTTGCACTCCTTCTCGGAGGACAACCTTATGGTGTTCAACCGTAATAGTATTCACTTAATTAACAATACAACGTCCTTGCAATCGGCTAGTTCTAAATTACTGACCGATGAAGTTGGTTGCGTATCTCGTAAGTCAATACAACAGGTTGGTAATCAAGTTATATTCCTATCCGATAACGGTGTATACAGTACCCAGTTCTTTGATGAGTACAATCTTCGTGGAACGGAGACACCACTCAGCGAACCAATTAACGAGACAATCAAGAGAATTAATAAGGATCAGCGGAGCCAGGCCGTTGCTGTTTACTTTGATAATCGTTACTTTATTGCTGTACCACTGAATTCAGAAGATGGAACTGTTGTAGCGACAAAGAATAACGCTATTCTTATTTATAACTTTTTGAACAAGCAGTGGGAAAGCATTGATAGCGTTGATAGCACGGAATGGGATATTCAAAATCTAATAGTTGCTGGTGAGGGTACCAAACGGGGTGTTTACGCTGTTAATCAATTAGGAGGTATTCACAAGATAGATGCTCGGTTGCAGGGCGATGATTTAATAAACGTAATTATTGGAGGCGATAACGACACCAAAGTTGTCAAAGGAAGCATTACAACTCGTCAATACACATTCGGTGATCTAAGCAGAAAGACTTGGAAGGAGTTCCAGATGCACGTAGAAAGCAGTGCAGACAATGTAAGCAATTTTGACATATCGGTAGAGACAGAGAATCCAGATAGCACATTTAAGATAGCAACCCTCAAAGAACTTAATGGCAACGCTGATTTAGATATTGCTGAGGATGTATCCATACGTGGTAGAATAGGTAACCGCAGAGGTCACGGAATACAATTTACAGTAAACAATACAGAAGGAAGACCAAGAATTAGATCAATACAAGTTCGTGGATCAACCGCATTTAGATCAACACAGAAAGCAATATAATGGCATCACCTATAGTAAGAGGACAGGACTTTGGTTCAACAGAAACAGTAAATGCAACTAAGTTGCAGAACATCGTAGATAACTCAACCTTCAAAGGTACTGACGGAAATAGTGTTGGATTTAGTGCTAGTTCTGGCGGAGACCTAGGTACTTGTGTAGCAGCTGGTGGTCTTGAAGTTGCTAGTACTGGGCAGTTACAGGTTAAGGATGATGGTATAACAGCAGCTAAGATAGCAGCAGGAGCTTTAACAGATGTAGTCTACCCAATTGGCTCTATATTTATTACAGTAAACAACTATGCGGATTCAGCTGCGGTTGTAAACGCCATTGGTGGAACAACTTGGGTATCTTTTGGTGCTGGTAAGGTGCTTGTAGGTGTTGATTCAAGCGACACTGACTTTGATGCAGCAGAGGAGACAGGTGGAGCTAAGACTAAAGCGCTTGAATTCGCTAATATGCCTGCTCACAGTCACCAGTGGTACAATATGGGTGGAAGCTCTAGTCAGTCCATTGATGCAACTAGTAATACTTCATCACAAAGTTGGAACGCATCTGGAAACCTTGTTGATATAGGAGACCCGCTTCTTACCAATTTTTATACTAACACAGCGACTGACAGAAGTGCAAACGGTAGTGCTTTTTCAATTGTTCAGCCATACATAGTAGTATATATGTGGAAACGTACAGCTTAATAAAAAATTTATTAATAAAATATTATGGCAGTAATAACATCAGGTAAAATATTTGCTAACGGCGAACAGTTGTCAGCCGACAAACTTAATCAAGTAATAACTGGAGCAACCTTTAGCTCAACCGATGCTGTTGATGGCAGTACGATAACACTTGTTGGTGGTGCTATGTCTGTACGTGACACTGGTATTACTACGGCTAAAATAGAGGATAGTTCTAGCAAGACAACTGGCGTTACATTCGCTAAGATGCAACACATTGGTACAGCCAAAATTTTAGGTCGAACCACTGGAGGTGAAGGCGATATAGAAGAAACAGATATTGTTATAGGCTCCAGTGGAGACGCTGGCTTATTATTTGATAATGATGATATGCTGGACAATAGTGACACAGCTGGTGGATCAGCTACTAGGGGTGCTACACAGCAAAGTATCAAGGCTTTTGTAACAGCTATGCGACCAAAGTTTGTGGCACTTACAGGCGCTACACATAGTCTTAACAATGTAAGAACAGCTTCAGGTACAGGAACTTTTACCTATAATATTGCGGATTTTACCTCTGGTGATTCTGACTTTGCTACTAGTAAAATTGTAGGGTTGGTTGTATCAGGTGTTGCTCGAACCAATGAATTGGAAAACAAGGTAACGGCCTCACTCCCTGACGGGACCGAAGTTACAATTTGCAGTGCTTTAGCTGCTGGAGCTGGTGACAATGTTTCTGTTGAAACCCTTACAACGGTTCCAATAAATAGCGACACAACTACCCTTACGATAAAGTTGGTTGTTGGTCAAGTTTCTACAAATTTAAAAGCAGAATCCACAATTAGAGGAGCAATTATCCTCCCTGCTTTATAATACAATAAATTTATTAGTAATAAATAATGGGATACAATCGTTTACTTCAGTCCGTACAGGTAGCTCTTGAGAATCGCACTCAAAAGGATGCTATCCTTGCTATGGATGAGGTAGTGGACTTCTGTATTGAACACGAGAACGGCAGGGTATTCGAGAACTGGGACAAAGAACTTATACGTTTGATGGTAGCCTATCATTGGGCGAAGCAAACATTAATCGTTCACTACAATGAAGATACTTCTATTCGGGGTGTCTTTATGTGGTATAATTGCAACCAGGACGATGGCTGGGAATTTATTAATAACTGGGAGGCTGATAGAGAGGATGGAGATAGTATATTCCTAGCATTTCTTTTTGCTGATGGCAAAGGTGCTTTTAAAGAATTAACAAGAGATTTTCTGAGCCGTTGCCCTGAGGTTTTTGAAAAAAACAAATTGGGTATTAGACCTAGGGGTGGCATACCTACACGAGTTACTTACACAAATAGAATTTTTAAAAAAATATTAAATAATTAAATAAGATGGGCAAAGGTACAAAAATACAACAACCTGATCCGATTGATCCAGGTAAAGCAATGGGCGAATACCTATTTGGTTCTGACTTCGGTGCAGCAAAAGGTGTTACTGATCCAGTATTACAGAATCGTCTTATTGAAGCTGAGCGTACCTTCCGTCCTCAGTACACAGCTCTAGAACTAGCTGAACAAGAGGCAGCACTGTTTGGTCGAGATGGTCAAATGGGTCTAATTGGTTTACAAGAAAGAGCATCTCGCGAGTTTGCACCAATAGAAGAGGCTGCCAAAGAAAGAGAAATAGAAAGATTAAGAAGATTTGGCGGTCAGGTAACTGAAGCATTCCGTGAAGCTGACCCACAAGCAACTCGACTAGCTGACTTAGCAGCCAAACAGGCTGAAACACTTTACAGTGAAGCCGAGGGTGAGTTATCTCCAGAGCGCCGTAGAATGGCTGAACAATCAGCCAGAGCTGGATCTTTATCAAGGGGTCGTATTGGCGACCAAAGCTCAATAGCAGCTGAATTACTTGGGCGTGAGCAGGTACGTAGTGGTCTACGTGCTGAGGCTAGACAAGCAGGTGCTGGTGCGTTTCAACAAACACAACAGGTTGGCGCTGATCCATCTCAGTTCTTGTTCGGTCGTCCATCTCAATTTACTCAAATGGGTTCAGGTCTATATGGGCAAGCGTTTAATCTAGCAGGTCAACAGGCTGGCCCCCAGTTGTTTGATCCAAACGTAGGAATCAATATGGCTATGCAACGTCAAAGTAATCAATATAATTTACTTGGCGCTCAGGCACAGGCTGATGCTTCACGTAGCGCTGGAATTATGAGCGGTCTAGGTAGCGCTCTTGGGGCGTTTACACTACCCTGTTGGGTAGCACGCGAGGTGTACGGTATTGAGAATCCTAAGTGGATAATGTTCCGCACCTGGTTACTTAATGATGCACCATCTTGGTTCCGTAACTTGTACATAAAGCACGGCGAAAGTTTTGCTAAGTTCATATCAAACAAACCTGTACTTAAAACAATTATCCGTAAATGGATGAACACAAGGATTAAATAATATGGCATTTCAAACAGGAACAAGAGTTGACCCACGACTAGGGGCATTGGACTTCAGTGGATTCACAAATGCTGCTACTATACAAGCACAAGGTGTAGCCCAGCTAGGAGCTGCTATTGGTGGCGCCATACAGGCCAGCAAACAAAAGAAAAAAGACAAGGCGCTCGATGAGGCTGCATCAGCAATGGTTCTTAGCTATGCTACTTCTAACCCAGATGCTGGTGGTCAACTAGGTATTGAAACCCTAGAAGATGCAAAGATTGCAGTAAAAACATTAGGTGGAGCTAAACCAGCAATGAGTCTTCTTATGGAGCTAGATGATTCAAACGATGCACCAACAGCTAGTGAGATTACATCAGTAGCTCGTTTACTTGAAAGACCTGAGTTTGGTAAGATTGAGTTCGATGAAACAACTGGCGAAGCATTTATGAAAGTTCCTAACAAGGAAACACTAAGACCCTTTGATAAACGCAGGGTTCCAGTTCCTGAGGCTATACAAAGTATGCCAGGTTTTGATGAATACGCAGAGATGCAACGCACTACATCTAAGCCACAGGACTTTGAAAAAATGGGTATGCGTGTGGTAGAATAACCATATGGCTCAAACAAAGGTTAGGTTACCCTCTGGGGCAGATGTAACTATCGAACACAAAGAGGGTGCTTCCGAGCAGGATGTACTTTCTTTTGCATTTGATGAGTACGTTACTAACCAAGATCCAGGTACTGTAATAGGTCGTAGCATTGCTCAAGGTATTGACAACCTACAGCAGGCCTATGGTTCAAGCCTTGAGGGTATAGGCAATGTTCTTGATGCTGAGTCCCTCCAACAACTGGGGGGTGACATAGTTGCAAAGAATCAGGCTCAGATAGATGCCAGAAAGTTTAGAGAGCAACAGTCCGTTACTGACAGAGATGGTGTAGCTGGTGCTTATGACTACGTTGCTGAACTGGCAGGTCAGTCAGCCCCG